GGTCTTCAATACCAATGCCGTTAGACATGTCGCTGGCTTTACGCTTGAATTTGCGTTCCCACGAAACAATGGTGAAAAGGTTGGTGCTTACTTCTACAGGGCCATCGCCCTGATCAACTCTAAGTGTTAGTTGCATTGTCGGGCCTTTACTGTTGGGGTTGCTAGATCAGGAAACAACGGTGGAAAGAACGCCACCCTGGAACGTAATTGAAATGGTTGAAAGCTCGCCCATGGTTGCGTCGATCACTGGTAATTCGGCTAGGAACGCCCCCACCAATTCAAAACGGGGTGATGTGGCACTGGCAGTGGTCAAAGCGGCGTCAGTAGTCGCAACCTTGACTGTCGTGGTGGTGCCAACAAGAGCTGCAAGAGTTGCGTATGTTTCGGTGGCCGCATAGGACATGTACAGCTCTAGCGTGATTTCCTGATTGTAAAGACCAGACACATAGACACGGGAAGTTCCACCAAAGGCTGTTGCTTCTAAGGCGTCAACACGATTGGTAACGGTGGCGCTGGTGCACTGGTTGGTCAAGTTGACCGAGTTAATCATTACGCCTGGGTTTGAAAGGTATGTGGAAGTCGACATGTCTTAATCCTTTTTTGCTGGTGCTTTAGTTTTAGCAGATTTTTGGGCTGGGCTGTCGCTAGGCACTTCGTCAGATTCAATGAACCCGTGCGCTAGTAACGCTTCAATGTTCGTGCCGGCACCAGGCACAAATTCTTCGCCTACGGTGCCGATCTTGTCGCTGACAATTGTGTATTTCATAGTTGAGTTTCCTTAATCTGTTTGGGCTTGCATGTCAATGGATAGGTCATAAGCTGCAAAAGTCTGGCCACCTACAGGTATGTAGCCAGGGCGCCCAGATTTCACGGCGACATTCTTTGCTAGAACCTTCGCACACATGCTTAAAACGTTGCGTAAGCCGTCCAAATTGCCTGGCCCTAGTGTCACTACTTTTACCGAAAAATTCATGGTGACGATGTTGTAGTTAAAGGCGTCAAAACTGGGGGCGTCAATAAACACGCATGGTGGGTTGATTTTCTCAGGGTCAAACACCACACGCATGCCAGTGATGGTCGCCAGCGTTGCCGCCAGGTCATCTATGGCCTCATTAAACAGGTCGGTGTAAACAGTCATCAGGCAACCGCAGGCCGTGGGATACCGGCTAACTGTTTGATTAACGGCGACAGGCCTGACACTGCAGCTGTGCCCATGTCGCTAAAACTTGCGAATTGGTCAATGGCGCCACGCTGTCTGTAAATCGAGCCACCCATCATGATCGTCGCTAGCTGGACATCTGCACTAGGGACAACAGTCAATTGGTCGGTGTAGCCAGATTCTTGACGCCTACGAAAAATGAAGTTGTTGGCGCTATTTGCACATTGAGTTAAGAAAGCCGTTTCGTCATCACCAGCTAAAGCAATTCCTAGCCAGGTGCCAATCTGTGTGCCCGTAATCCACGTGCATGTTTCTGTGTAGGTCAGGGTGCCTTGTGGGATTGCAGCTGTGCGGTCTAGGTCGTCGCCAGCGTCATAAAACAACACTTGGTTAGGTATCGGGTAATTGAAATCAAATGTTAGATCGCCGTTACTGGTAACACCCGTAAACAGGTAGGCAGGCAAAGCGTAAACATTGTGCGTACCGTTTAGCCCGTGGCCTAAACTTGCCAGCGTAAACGGTAAGCCCAAATCTAGTTCGGGTTCTGTCAACGTTTGAACCACAGCGTAATCGTCTAAACGCTGATGAAACGTAACTTGGTAAACAGCCATGGGCGGCTAACCACCTTTCGAGTTGGTGGTCAGGCAATAGCGATTGACTTAACCTGGTCACCGTCAGCGATGAACGTACTTGCATAGCCATGGTAACTGAAGACCTTGCCGAGGGTACCCGGTTCGTCCCTCGTCATAATTCCACGAATTTGCTCATAGTACTCAATGGCCGAGCCACGAGCTACAACCATGGTGTTATCTGCAAATGCACGGTCAACAACAAGGTTGAGGCCCAACGGGTTGAAAGTGTTCATCTGGGTAACGTTTGCAGAACCAATTCCGTTAATACCCATCAAACCTGCGACGCCTGTGTACGGAAAAATTGGTCGCTTGTCTGCGTCGAGTTGGCTACCCAATTTTTTCCAAACATCTGGTGACACAAAAATGTGGTCAGGCAAAAAGTTGGTGGCGGCCAAAATGTCGGTTGCGGCGTCATACAAAGCCGAAATTAGTGAACTTGGGTCGTTGGCGGTAACTGTCCAAGTTGAACCTGAAGCGGTGTCACCAGCAAGAATTGCGGCACACAGCAAAGCGTCGGACTGAATCATGTATTGACCAGCGAGGTCACGCAACACAATTTCAAGCGCACCAGGTGACGTAAAGTCAATATCTTGTACCGAGAAGGTCACCTGGCCTGCCAAAGTGGTCTTAGAAATTACGTTCGAGGCAATCACGGGGGTGCGTGCAGTAACGGCGCCAAGTTCTGAAGCCTGCGTGCCAACTTCGGTGTGGGTTGTCCAAGTCGGGCGAATCCAAGTTTTCTGGTTTCCACCGTCCGGCATGGCACGGGCGCCAACAGCTGTAACGACAGGCCTGATGTAGTTCAGATCCTCAAACACAGGGCCGAGCACGTTGACATTTAACAATCCAGGCGAGTCCGTTGTGACTGAGTCGCCAGCGGCGGCCTGCAATGCGGTTTGGCGTGACTTCATCACTTCAACAGCTGCGGCATTGACACGATTCCAAACTTCGCCACCAATGTGGTAGGCGGCGAGGTATTCGCCAGCGGTTGGCATACCGAAATTACGCTTTGGTTGCGCAAAAATTGGTGCGGTTGGGATTACGGTTTCTTCAACAACTGCGGGGCTGGTTTCCATTTTGGGTTCTTCCTTTGGTGTTTCGACTTGTGGCGCTTCCGCCGCTACTTGACTGATCGTAGCACCAGCAAAAGCAGGCGTGGGGACAAGGGAAAGTTCTACCCAGTCAGCCGCCAAAATTGTCATGTTGCCTTCGTCGTCGTATTTAAATTCTGTGGGGTTGACACCAACTGAAACGCTGTCAATTACACCGTCAGCTGCGAGCACTAAAGCTTCGTCACCGGCACGTGTGTTTGACACTTTGGCTGTGAAGTACATGGCTTCAGGGCTGTCAACTCGTTCTGCAACCAAACCAACGGGCTGGGTTGAATCGTGGTACATGTAAAGGCGTGGTGCTTTGCCTTCAACGGGCAAACTGCCTGGTGCGAATTGCACGGTGGTGCCATCGCTGACAGTTGCAAAAGTGTTGTAAGGCACTGCAATGCCTGTGATTGTTCGGCGTTCTTCACCGTCTGGGCCTGCAGCTTCGACAGCAAATGTGTTTGATGTAAAACGAATCATGTTGCTAGTTCCTCTTGTGTGTTTTCTTGTGGTTGTTGTTCTGGTTGGTACATTTCGGCACCTTCAGTTTTTAGATAGTCTTCATAGTCCCATTTAACATAGGTGCCACGGGGCAGTTGCTGACTAAGGGCGCTAGTAATCGCTTTGGCGTACATTGACAGGCCGAATGTCCAAAGATCGGATTTGGCGCTGTCGCTATTTGTGTATGCGTAACTACCTGTTGAAATACCCAATAGATACGGGGGCACATTGCACAAATTAGCGATCTGCTTACTTTGATATTCGGCGGCGTCAATCAACAGCATTTTGTCAGGTGTTGCGTTGGTTTCTGTGTACGTCAAAAATTCGTTTAGTGCAGCTGTCTGATTGGTTGCACGTGCTTGGTTAAACGCTTCAGCCAACTGTGCCAACTCAAGAGCTGACAACGGTTCGCCACCAGTCTGCTTCAGAACGCCAGCTGGTATTGCTGAACTTGCGTTTCGATACCTGGCGTCCTCAAGTTTTAGAGCTGTGTTAATGGTTTGTTCTGACATAAAGATCATGCCTTGAGTTGGGCTGTAGATCTGCACAACATCGGCAGGGTCTAAAGCGCCACCATTGAAATAGATCTCTTTTGACTTACCGAACCACACCGGGCCAACAGCGTCGGCAGTGGTAATAGAACCCTGGGGTAGACGGGTGGCGCTGGCCATGTAACCGTCTTTGGTTCGGCTGGTAATGTACAAAAAGCAACGGCCATAAAAGAAAAGGTCGTCAAATACCCAAGGAAATAGAAAGTTGTTTGGCATTTCGGGGTCTAGTTGTTTTAGCCATGAACGTGGCGCCAGCGGTACGGTTTCCATTTCTTGACCGTTCCACATTTCGGTACACATTTTTAATTCCATGTTTGCTAGGACTGAGGCCATCAGGTCACGGCTTCGACTGATAGCGGCCACACTCATTGCACGGTTACGCAACAGGCCAGCCTGGTAAGACCAGAAATCGCCAATGAAATTAGGGTTAGCAGTTTGGGAAGAATAGTAAGAGCCACCAACCGCAGCTGCTTGCACGGTCGGTTCAGGCTGGGGCGAAATTTGCGCCTTGTTTACTTTGTTACTTGTAAATAATCCCATGGTGTTTTCCTATCGGGGGGTGTCCCTGCCCTGCCCGACGCAGGACAGGGACTAGACAAACATTAGCGTGGCACGGGTTCACGGTGTCCTAGACACAGCAAACATGGGTTTGCCAACAACCTTTGGCCGTGAACTTTCGGCAATTGCCCACGCCATGCACCGGCACAGCTCTATCGGGCCTGGGGACTTTTGCGAACTAAGAACGACACCACCGCCAGTTTTGGTTAGCACTGCACGGTTGACATGT